TCGATTGATTTCGCCATATCATCGGCATCCCCAAGAATATTTTTCCCCTGTATTTTGATCAGCTCTCCAAGTGTTCGATATATGACGACTCGCTCAAGCTCGACGGGAACCTCTGCCTGATTTATATCATTGAGTATGCTCCGTTCGACAACCTCGGAAATAAAATCAATCGAGGTTTTAAATGCGGCGACATCCGGGCATCCGGTCAAGTCTTCGGCAAGCGTGATGACCTTCTCCGTGTACTTATTCATCGGCCTGGGCCTTCTTTTGATTTGCTTTTTTTGTCGTCTTTACTTGAGTGGCTTGTGCATCTTCATCGGCCTGCACTTCTTCCGTCAAAGGCTCTTCCTCCTGAACGTCCACGTTCTCGGTGTTCATCACTTCCGACTGCTCCATGTCTATATCTGCGGCCGCTTCTCGGTGCCGCCTAATAAGCATACCCATTGATACCCCTCCTTGTTATACGGCTTTGAATGTCATTTTTAAGACTTTAGCCGGATTCGTTAAGCCTACTGCGTAATGTTCTGCCGCCGAAATAACCGTTGTTTTTGCCAAAATATCGCGGTCCGTTTCAACGTCTGCGGCTTTCTTAACGTAAATCGTCACTGCCGGCATTACGGGCTGTCCGTCTGTTGCTGCCGCACTCATCTGTACCATGAAATTGGTGAAGTTGCCGCCGGCTTTCGGTACACGACGAGATACAACCACTTCACAACCGCAAATAGATCCGATTGCTCCGGTCATCATCAAATCACCGCCGTATTTAGTCTTGTCAATGAAAGCCGGGTCCTTACGGATTTTCGATAACTGTTCGGGATGAATGAACAGTACCTTGGATACGTCGCTTTCTTCTGCGAATTTATCGACACCGTTTACAATCCCTTCATACGAGATTTCATTCGTATCCGTAACTGTAAGCGTTGTCGTTCCTAACGCCGTTACAATATCTTCATCGACCTTGCTTGCGATTGACATCAACAGCTGACGCTGTGTTTCGCCGACCGGGTCGCCGTATCCGGACAAAGCCGCTTCGTCTGTAATTTCTGCCGCTTTACCGACTTTCTTTACGGATACTTTTGCCGTGCTTGCTTCGAGTTTAGATACGTCGATTGCAGCACCTTCGGCAACATCCTGTGCATCACCAATGTACTTAAACGCCGGAATCGTGATAGTGCTACCGGGACGACCTTCAAGAGTGTTGTCGATTTTACAAATTTGCGTAAATTTGATTGCTTTCGGCAAGCCGGCTGCAATCATATCCCCCATAACCTCGGGATTGACAAGGTTTGCTAATTTTGTTGCGTTTGCACTTGTAGGCATGTTGTTATTCTCCTCCGTTCGTTAACTGGTCGTACAGTTCTTTATCTTCGTTGTATAACTTGACTCGTTCACCATACGACATTTTGTTGAATTGCTCTTTCGTTACGCCTCCGTTCGGCTTGTTGCCGCCAGGGTTTCCAGGCGTTGCCCCCTTGACGTTCGGCTTATCGTCACCGAAGAGATACCCGGCCTCCGTTACGAGTTTCTCAATCTGCTTATCGAGGCCCTTAATTTTCCCGTCTTCAACCTCTGCGCCATTAAGGTCGAGCAAAGCACGCACGGCCTTTACGCTCTTGGCCTTTGCTGTCAATAAAGCACGGTCGACAATCCCGTCGATTTCCATGTTCTTGACTTTCTGTGCATACTCTTGTTCACGGGCTTCGCTTTGCTTTTTGAGGTCTTCAATTTGCTTGCTCAAATCCTCGTTACCTTTGGCCTTCTCTTTCAGTCCGTCCAGCTCCGTTTTAATCTGTGCAAGCTCTGTTTTGGCTGCCTTCTTCTCTTCGTTCGTTGCGTTGAATTGTGCTTTCGATACGTAATTCTTCCCGTAATCCTCCACAATCTTATCCGCAGCTTCGTCCGTTACGCCCAACGCCTTTAATTCTTCTTTTGTCATTCCTTATGACTCCTTCCTGTTACGCTTTATTTTCGAGTGCTACACCACTCGTTACGGTCTTGTTCTTTTTCGCCTGCAATACCAAAAAGGCATGAAAAAAGCACCCACAATGGTGAGTGCTGAAATATTTAAATATACAAGTTCATGAGTTCTTTAATTTCATCCTGCGTGCAACATAATTCAAACATGCACGTACCATCTTCAATTAAATTTAACTCATCGTCTATTAATTTTAAATGCCCAATATTAACGTCTTGGATTATATCATGACGATTTTTTACTTCTCCAACAATTCTAAAGGACTGTAGTCGCTCTAATGGTAAATCTTTTACGTCATGATGCTCATAAGTAACAACCAAAGCAACATGATAGCATTTTGTGATTCGCTTGTTCCCTAATGCCGGTACATCATCCATAACCTTATGCCATTCGAGGCGTGCCGTGCATTTTGCTAGTGCATATCTATTGGTTACGCTTTCACCTAACAATGTAGCCTTGTCAATCACCGTGCTTTTAAATACCTTTCTCATCGCATTACCTCTTTCTCGCACCAAAAAAGCACCTACATAAATAGGTGCTTTAAGCTTTGCGAATCTCATTAATATACTTTTCAAACGTCTTGCTTCGTTCTTCCCATTCATGGTACTCTTTCGTATTACCGTAGGGACAAGGCATTTCTCCAGGCCACATTGCCACTTTTACTTGTTTTTTATTTTTTTGGTTTTGTTCTTTCATATTCCCACCCGTATTTTTCAGCCATCCTTGTAGTGATTTTATGACTAATAGCTTGCCATATCGCTTGCTCGCTAAACCCTGCCGCAGTCATCCGTTCGTAGAACCCTTTATACTCCCATTTTACTTGTTCGTATATCGCCTTAATTTCGGCTGGGTAGGGACGGTCTCCAGCGCCTATGGCTACTTTGTATTTGATTCCATTATGCCCAATCACAAGCATCTTGTCAATACTCTCGAAGTCACACATAACGATTAAGTCATCGGGCGAAAAGGACGAGCTGCGTGGATGATTATGAACGCAATCCACTGATTTTGCGGGGAGCTTCTCTAAAAATCGCACCAATTCAGGAGGAAACACAACCGAACTACTATCTCCGCTTAAATCAGGATACGCCACGCCTCCTTTTTTATCTCTCCAAAACAACCCCTCGGTTCCGGTTCTCTTACCATGAGACAAGGCCTTTTGGTATGCGTTTTCAATCCCCGCCTCATAGCTTCCCATTTGCTTTACCTGTGCCGGTGAGGTTTTACCCTCGTTGGGCGGCGTGTCTTTTCCCCTATCATCTATGCGACCTTCGCTTATATACCGCTTTTTCCACTCCCCATAATCGAGTTCACCCTCCACGAATACTGTTTTGCCTGTCTTCGGGTCCCTTGCGGCCCTTGTTCCGCTTCCGGCAATATCGGCAAGGTCACCTCCTAAATACGGAACCGTCGTACTTCGACAATGGCAGTGAAACGGCGGTATCGTAATGCCGGGTTTTGCATCCTTACGTTGTACGATCTTACCGTCCATACGACGGCAGATAGGGCTTGTCTTGCTATCGAGTGTGGCCAATATCTCCACAGCGTCAACGTCAAGTTCGGCCATGCAGTCCATAAACGCTTGCGAATGTACCCGTGCGAGCTCCGTTTCGACCAGTCTGTTGGCATTGCTATACGACGTGTTCATGTTTTTCACAATGGCCTTTGATATATCGGCCGTGCCTTGGCCTATTATCATCGCCTGTGTAAATTCGCTTTGCATTGTCTTAGCCAGCTTTTTGCGGTTATCCCATATACGTTCGGAGAAATCTTTTCCGTCAGGAGCCCACGGAGAATGAATAATGCGTTGTACAGTGTTCGGATCTACTTGGCCATATTTTCCATACTCCCCCTTCATTGTCTGCGTTAAATGTGCAGTACGATAATTCGTACTTTCATATACCTTATTCAGTAGATCCGATATATCAGCGTCTTGAGTCTTTGCCCACCGTTCAAGCTCGTGAACTGTGTTGATATATAACTCCTGCTCACGGTCGAGCCGCTTGCGTATAGACGCCTGTTTTAACATTTGCTTATACTCATCCGATAGCCCCTCTTGCTCGGCCTGTCGGCGATATTCTTCAAGCGTCATCTTGAAGGCCTTTAACTCCCTCGCATTTAACTCTTTACGAGCATCGGCAAGGCTTATACCGTTCTCATCGGCATACCGCTGATACCAGTCGTTTACGTTCTTCTCCATGCGCCTGATGATTATATCGGCCTGTTTCCGCAAGTTTCGACTTGTCATCTTACCAAGCCCAAAGGCTCGTTCGGATTCGTCTTCATACCGCTTCGCCCAGTAATTACTTGGCATGGCCATCACCTATATAATCGGGTTCGTTTGTCGCCTTTTCGGCCTCTAACTGCTTCATTTCTTCGGCCACATCTTTTACCCACGGGTGATTAGTGAGAATGGTTTCATTGCTGATAACGCCTACGGAGTTGCGGCAATTCGTAATAATATCGCCCTCGTTCATCGGCAAATCACGATTAAACGTAAAATCGATATCCTTAACAGCCTTTTTGCCGCTTAAGCTCCTATAGGTATTGACAAACCATAACATCCGGTCGAGTCCTTCACGAATGCCCATTTCCATTTCGTTGGCGTCGAGGTCAATATCCGAATACATCGACGTTATATTCATTTGATTCGGGTTGTTACTCATGCGATCATCTCTACTATCGAACCCTCGGCCATTCTCGATTATCGCCTTTTTGAGTAACTTAATAATGACCTCGTAGTTACTTGCGTTCACCTCAATATGAAGAGCTTCCACGCCACCTTCTACCCCGTCGACTGTCCGGACCTTAATTGCTCCGTACTGTGCTAGGTTAGCCCGAAAGCTGTCAAGCTCGGTGCCGTCGTAGTTCTTGATAATGAGTATAGTGCTGCGGATATCTTCCTGCATATTGTCGGCGTAGTTCGACAGCATCGTATTGAGTGCATCCTGCAAGCTCTTCACTTTAGCAATTAACGGCTGCTCTTCTTCATTCATGCGAAAGGCGATAAGCGGCACGTTATCCCAGTTGTACGGCTTGTCATCAATGGCGAAATTCGCCGTGCTTTCACGGTCTCGGTCATCGGCAAGACTGCCATTTTCATACACGTAATACTGAACGCCCGTACGGTCGTAAAATTCAACCTTGGTCATTCTGCGGTCCATAATTCCCTCATACACGTCAATTTCGTACACGTATGCAAAGGCATCGAGCCGCTCCCGTTCCTCATCACTCCAAAACGGTAATACTTGCTCGGGCTTCATGCGCTTAAACTGTAATTGCCCTTGTCCGTCTATATACGGATGCAGATACCCAACGCCCCCCGTCAACATGTCTTTTCCTACACTCTTGAGCTTACGCCGTACACTCGACGTAAAGACGTCTTTTATGTCCTCATCGTCCGTTTCTACGACGAACGGTTTTGCCAGTAAGTAATTCACTTTCTGATCAACAAGGTCATCGAAACGATTGTCCACAATCTTATTGTTAGGCAAATTGGCCAGCACCACTGTTTTGCCGCCTGTGTCAGTTACGGCTCGAGTCTTACGTAATATATCCTGCTCGCCGTTGTAATATTTTCGGCCGGTAATCATGTCCCGGCGTTCTTTGCTGCTCATCCACTTTTGTAACTCACGACTTAAAAACTGTCGCTTGCTCATCGGTGCATTATCACGCAACGCCCGATTTATTATGTCAGTCCAAAACATTCTATACCCCCAAATCAAAAGAGAACCGCTCTACCCCAATATCTTCACAGGCATACCGCATAGCATCCATTAAGTGATTGTTATTGTCTTCCGGCTTCCCCGTATATCTGTCAAAACGGTCTTTCGCCCATTGATACACACTTATTTCTTGTAAGAAGTTCACACACCTAGGGTGAATTATTAACTCGTAGTTTTGTATTCTCTGGATCCCATTTAATATACTGTCCTTACCCTTTCGGGATTTTACAATTCGGGTTATTCCTGCCTGGTACAATTCTTCAATACTCTTAGGCTCAGCTGCGTCGGCTCTTATTCGTTCTTTAGCATACCCCATGCTTTCGATGCGCTTTGCTAATTGCTGATTGGTTAGCCCTGTTTGATATAACTCATCGAACACATATATTTTTTTATTCTTCTGATTCACCACTGAACAGAATAGCGCAGCAGGATCCGTTGTATACCCGAAGTCCAAACCGAAGGCAGCCTCCACTCCTTCTTGATTCCTGATTTCAGAACAGTCAAACACTTGTTCCTTCCAGTTTTCATATACAAGCCCATCAACAACACCCCAATCCCCTTCTCCGGCAACGGCATAGCGTCTTGGGTTCTTCTTCATTTCTTCAAACAGGAGTAAATCCGATTGGCTTAGGAACTCGTTGCATCGATAATTCGTTGTCATTGCCAGTACGTTCGGATTAGACGTATCGAAGAACCGTTTCTTCAACCAGTGCCTATCAGACCAAGGATTGAACGTTAAAACGACCTGATGATACATCCCTTCGGGCAATTGCCCACGAATGCTTTCATCAAGTCGGTTAAAGTCATCCTCTTTTGTTATCTCATACGCTTCCTCAATCCAGAGTCTACACAAGCACCCTGAATCAACGGTAATGGACGTAACTTTCAGCGGATCATCAAGGCCTCTAAACAGGATTTTCTGTCCTGTCGGAATATAAGTAATCTCTAACGGCGATACGCTGCACCTAAAATACTTTTCAACGTGCAGCCTTCGCATGGCCCATTTAAGTTGTGCAAAACAGCTATCCCGAAGTGTTCGTTCCGTCTTACGTACTACGAGCCAATTAATAACAGGATTGCTCACAATCTCATATATAACTCGTAATGACTGCGTGGATGATTTCTTGCTGGCACGACTCCCTTTAACTACCTTGTATCGGCCTTTAAACCTCCAAAACTCACCGTAGCCCTTCCCCACTATATCGGCAATATTCACGACGTCGTAATTAGTCTGCAACGTCATCACCACCGACAATCATAATCGGATTGACTTCAATAGCTGTATCGGCGCTAAACAAATTGTTTCGTTTGCCGATAAGCTCTAAGGCCTTTAGCTGGGCCCTGGCGTCAACATACTTTTTAATAATTCGTGCACGGCTGCATCCTTCTCCTGTACCCTCCACCACAACGACCTCCTCTTTAACCTCACCCCGAGCCAATGCCGCCAGTCGACCCTCGACTTCTGCGATGCTCATGATTCGGTCTTTAAAGAACTCGTCTTGTAGTTCTTTAACACGGTTTTTAATTTCAACTTTTTTCAACAGTCGTGAGCCAATCGAATAAGCCGTTAACTCACTATATCCGGCTCGGATAGCGGCCTGAGTCGCATTTAAATCCACCAGATACTCAATACAGAATTTTTCTTGTCTCTTATTCAACATGTAACCGCTATCGTCACCTCCTTTGCGTGCCGTATTTGGAACGATTCATAACGTGTTTGGCTGCAACGAAACATTTACATGTGCCGGTTCCGCCGATATGTATTTTGTTAGCAGAGCAAAATCCTTTAGAGTTGTTCAGGCAAGAACGTCGGCAGCACTGAATTTCCGTTTTACACGTCATAAGTCACTCCAAACACAGGCACGTAAAAAGGACGCCCTATTAGGACGTCCTTGAAACTCAAGTATTTATTTATGAAGAAAATTTACAACCCATAACCCTAATGCACAAAACCACATTCCAACAAGCATTGCAGCATAGGCCAATATACATGTTACTATCGCGGTCAATCTTAAAATATCGCCTGCTGAAAACCTCTTTTTCTCGTTTCCGCCCTGAAATGCGATTTTTCCAAACTCATCCGTGTAGAACCCTTGAGCCAAATAAGATATTGCATAACTCAAACTAGCAAAAAAGGCCCCCACCCCAAAAGCAACCAGTGCGTTCCATAACGACTGATAAACAACGATTGAAAAATCATTTTCCAGTAAATAGCCAAGATTGTTGCCAAGAAATGCGACAAACATCATCACGGATCCACCATTGATAAATAAAACGCTTTTTATTGCGGATTGTGCAAACCCAATAATGGCCTTTAAATGTTCCGCTGCTAAGTGTGCATTACCACTAATTTCTGCTACCGTTATTGCGGTTTCCTTTTCATGGGCGGCCTTTGCTATTGCAATCATAGACTCTACTTCTTCAATGCCTAGACTTTTTCTACCTAGTTTCTTTTGTTGTTCTACCTGTAAAGAAAGGGCATCATATTCCACATTCATCACCTCGAATCCATAGTACCATAAATTCGAGATAATAGCTCGCGTCCACAACGCAAAAGCGACGCCCTAACGGACGCCGCCAGCCTGAAAATAAAACTACTTGTGATTAAGCGCGTAGTATTTTCCGCACTCTTTACGAATACACTATATCACGTCAAGACCCTCAAAAAACAGCAACCTTTTTAAGAATTTTTTCAAAGCTTCTTATGGCTCGCCGATGTAGCGCATAAAGGTTCTGCCAGGTGCAGCCCATTTCGACTGCCATATGCTCCCATTTTTCAGCTCGTAGATATCGACGCCGCAGTATCTCTTGCTGTTTCGCACTCGGCAGTTTCAGTATTAATCGACGTGCCTCTTCGCGCTTATCGATCAGTTCGTCCCATTCGGCATTAGTGCGACGTATTAATTCATCAAGCCGCGCTATCTTATCGGACACGTCCACAGGACTGCCGCCCGTAATCTTATCTTTGGCGTAGTCCAGTGCTTGAAGACTACATATGTCTCGCCTGAGTTGTGCGATTCTGTCTTCTTCCGTTCTCAAGCGAATATCTAAGCTACGAATGTACTCAAGATACTCCTTCGCATTCATGCTGTAGCCTCCTAATATCGTAATCGTTCTTCAACCATAACTTCAATCCTCGGTTTATCACTGTATATTTTCCCCGCATTAATTTCGCATACAATACTATCATCTTTTAACACGGTGCCGTTTAGTGCGTCCAATATCCCTTTGATGTAATTATCCGTATCAGGTCTTGTTGTCGGTCGAATTTTAGCTTCTATAGCTTCCTTTCGTTTCTTTTGACTAAATCCACTCGGAATAGCTCGACATATTAATAAGTGTACTCTGCACGAATTTTCAAACTGCCTAAAGCCGGGTTTTGCCAGTAACGGTTGTAGTTCTAATCTTATCAGTGTCTTATAGGCTTTGGACTTTATCGGATCATACGTTTTTACAAATCCGCCTTGCCTTGAGAATCTCGGACGTCCCTGGGCAACCGGATTCCCATAAAGCGTCATTAAAATTCTCCGTACCTTTTCTGTTTCCTCATACTTTATCGGCATTTATGCTCTCCTTTAAAACGGGATTTCTTCCTGAACCGATTCGCCCATATCTTCAAAGCCAGTAGCAGCTTCCTTTTTTCTCCACTTGTTCAGTCTTTGTCCTACCTCATCCGCCAAAATATATGTACGGTATTGATTCACACCGTCTTTTTCATATACGTTAGTCTTCATACGGCCTATTACGATAACCGTATCCCCTTTGTGCAAATCTTCATAGATAGAATTAGCCAAATCATTCCAGGCTTCAACATTCACCCAATCGGTAGCCTGTTGGTATTCCCCGTTTTTATCTTTGTAATTTCTATTTATGGCAACTGACAAACTAACAACCACATTGCCGCTTACCGTTTCTCTTCGTTTCGGGTCTTGCCCCATATTACCTACAACAATGACCTGATTCATGTTCATTCTCCTTTCGTAACTAATTCAATACAACTCGTTCTACAATTTCACCATTTTTCGATAAATACAGCTGTACCTTATTTCCACATTCATCAAGCTGCATGTCCGTACTTGCATAATGTGTCAGTATCGCTAAGTTTTTCCGAATTACGCTATCAGGAATATCCGGCCAAAGGCTACGCGCAAACGTTCTTAACTTATGAGGAATGGGTTGCTCATACTTCTTTTCTTTTAAAGCTGCCAACCTGGCTATTAAAGCTTGTACATCAATTTTATGTCTCGGCTTACTATATTCGGCAATCTTTAAAGAAGATCGTTCGGCTTCTGCCCGTGCACTAAGCTTCTTATCCAGTATTTCTTTTATGGTTGCCAAGGACGGCAAAAATTTCTCCCGTTCAATTGTAATTTCTACTGCATCGGCGACATCCTGTTCATCGTACCTTGCAAATATTCTTTCAAAATTTTTAAAATATCGAGTCCTTTCATCATTATCTCTTAATTGGTTCGGATATGAACCGCAAATCAGAGACTGGATAAAGTCCATACTTCCGCTCGTAAACATTCCCTAGGACCCCCTTTGCCGTAGTTTTCGTTTATGCTCTTCACGTTCACGCATAAAACGCTCGTAATCTTCTGAATGTTGCCACTGATTCTGGGAACTTTTATGGCTTTCAGAAATCCCTTCATCGTACCCGTTCGCTTCCCAGTTGTTCAGAATCCCGGTGATATACGCCAGGCTTCTTTT